GTGGGTCGACATCCAGCTCATCGCCCCGGAAAAGCTCTTCCAGGCGTCGGCCGCCCCTTGAATGAGGTTGATGATCCCGCCGATCGCGGTGGCGATCGTGCCGAGCGCCTCGACCACCTGGGCAGCTNTGGCTTGCGCGTTCTCGACGAACTCCGGGTCGGCCAGCTTCTCCGAGAGCCTTTCGAGCGATGGCAACGCCTCCTTGGCNATCTTCACCACGATCCCGCGCATTGCCGCCTGCACGCGGGTCAGATTGTCGTTGAAGGCCTCGGCGCTCCGGCCCATGTCGGTGCTGATCGTAATGCCCAGCCGGTCGGCTTCGGCGGCCACATCGGCCAGGCCCTGCTTGCCGTTGTTGAGGAGCGGGATAAGTTCCGCGCCGGAGCGGCCGAATAGCTTGACGGCCAGCGCCGTCTTGTCGGCGCCGTTCTCCAGCGAGGCGAATACCTGCGCCAGATCCAGCATGACCAGATCGGCCGAGCGTAGCCGGCCTTCGGTGTCGGTAATCGCGATCCCGAGCCCGGAGAAGATCGCCGCGAGATCCTTGTCCTTGCCTGAGGCCGCCGCCGCCATGCCGTTCGCGAGGCGGTACATGCTGCCCGTCAGCGATTCCAGTGCCACGTCGGACAGCTCACCCGCCCAGGCGAGCCGCGACAGCGCCTCGGTCGTGACACCCGAGCGCTGCGCCGCCTTGCTCATCGCATCGGCATTATTGATTGCGACCTTGACCAGGCCAGCGACCGCAGCGGTTGCCACCCCTGCGGCAAGCGCAAGCGTCTTGCCCATCTTCAGCGCCTTGGCCGCCGTCAGGTCCAGACTGCGGCCGAGCCCTTCAGCCTTGCGTTCGGCGCGGTCGACACCACGGCCGAACTTGCGATCGTCCGTGTCGAGATCGAGCAGCGCCTGACCGAGCTTCTCAGCCATCGGACACCTCGCTCGGTGGCGCCTGTTCGACCACGACGGCGATGCCGGCGGAACGCAGCATGTCCGGCGTCGCCTTCACCACGGTCCGCTTGCCGCCGCCTGCCGCCTTTTCCAGGCGGGTCAGCGCGCGACGAAGATCCGGCTTCTTGATGAAGCCCGAAGACAGCAGGCCCACATGGACCTCGGTCAGCTTTTCTTCCGCGTGGAGCCTGGGGAGCATGGTGATATAGGCCCTCAGGAGTGCAGCGGGGGCGCGGCGAAGCCACCAGTCGGGGTCGCCGCCAAAGAAGCGCTGGAGCCTGGGGAGGAGATCGCCCCAGTCGATGACTCCGGCTTCCGGCTTTCGACCACGGCCGCGGCGATTGCTCCTGCCACGCTCAGGCGGCGTCGCAGCAGGAGCCCGGAAAAAGCCTCGACGATCGCCGTCTTCTGCGGGGGCGACAGCTTGGCGAACACATCGTCGGGGATTTCGACCAGGCAGCGCCGGCAGACCTTGCCGATCAGTGCGGAGAGAGCCTCGACATCCTCGCCCCTGGCCAGTTCCTCGATCTCGCGCCCCTTGATGGTGAAATACTGGCTGTCGAGAATGGACAGCTCCTCCGGCGACCAAAGCTCGTAAGCCTTGCCGTCGATCCGGATGGTCGGACGCTCGATCAGCGTATCAAGGTCGAGGATGGGTGCCTTGGCCATGGATCACTCCTTCGCCGGGTTGAAATGTCAGTTCGATGCCGAGGCGCGCGCAGTCGCGTTTGAGCGCGTCGAGATCCTCGCGGGCCTTGCGTGCGGCCTCCCGGTGATGCCGGGCCTGCCGTTTGTGGTGGCGGGCGGCACGGTCGAGAACCCTGGCTCTCTTCTCCGCCTGATCCGCGTCCAGCTCGGTCATGGCCAATGCCTCAGGGCAACGGCAGGGCGTGCTGGGCGACCAGCCGGCCGAAGGAGAGCGCCTTGGTCGCCGCGTTCGGATCGCGAAGTGCTGTGAATTCGAGCGCGTAGCCCGCAGGTTCGCCCTTGCGGTACTGCGGCTCCGGATTGCCGGACATGTAGCAATAGGGAACCTCGTACTGCATGTTCATGCCGTCGCCGTAGGGGCTGACCTCGGCGCGCAGCAGCAGCGCCATGGTTGCCACCTGTTCGCCCTGGTAGAACTGCACCGTCTTCGTGCCGGCGGCGCCGACGCCCGCAGCGACGGTGGTCACCTCATTGCTGTTCAGGCCCAGGCGGTAGAACTCCTGGCTGACGTCCCAGAGCGTAAACGAGATGATCAGGTCCTCTGCCGTGCGGAAGGCCTTGATCGGCACCGTCGAGCCCAGCGAGCGGATCTTGTTGATCTCCTGGCTGTGCTGAACGGTCACGCCTTCCTCGTCCATGCTCTCGTCGCCCGAGGTACCGATCTTCACCCATCCGGCGCCGGGCACCGCGTCGATCAGAGGAAAGGCGGTGGCGAGCGGCGCGTAGTAGGCCGTGAAGGGAGCCGCGATGATTTCGAAGGGCGCAGGCATGGGTCAGACCTCCTTGAGCGCGTGCAGGAAAAGGGGATGCCGGTTTTCCGTCAGCACGCGCGACGACGGGACAAGGGAGGAAGAACCGGTCACGGGACTTCCTCCAGCGCGTGCAGGACTTGAAAGGATTGGAATGCGTAGGGCCATGCCGTGTCCGGATCGCGCCCCGTGGAAAACCCGCCGGCCGGCTCGATCCAGTGGATCAGGCAGCCGGCAACCACGTCGCGGCGCACGGCGACGAGCGCGCGGCGGCAGAGGTTCCGCAGGCCGTTGGCCTCGATCACCGTGCGTCCATAGGCATAGAGGTCGAAGCGCTGGCTATCGGTCTCGGAAAACGTGCCGGTGCTAAGAGACACGCCACCGGACGGCTGTACCAGCACGCCCCGGAGCGGCCCGGTCGAAACGGCATCCTTCGGCAGCTCACCGCCGAACACGTTTTCGCCGGCCTCCGAGGCGACAGCAGTGTCCGCCTTCAGGATCGCGACGATCGCTCCGATGATGTCCGCTTCAGCCATGGGACTCCGGTCTCGCAAAATGTCCGGCGCCATGCCGGATCACTGGGTCGAGACTAGGAGGAGCGGCACAGACGAAACACCCGCGCGGCTGCGCGGGCGAAGCGGAAAGGTCCGGATCTGGCGGGGAATGGTCAAAGCATCGCGGCGACGGGCCGCGATGTCAAGCAGGCTTCAACGGGCCTTTGAAGACCGCTGAAACGCCTTCGCAATGCGCCCGGCAAGCTTGGGATATTGCGTATCGGCGGCGGGCCGGAGGTAAGGCCGCTTCGGGATGGTCACCGACTTCACCAGGAGAATGCCGCCGGGATTGTTCGGGTCGGGAATGGCGAGCGCCTTGCCCTTCTTAGGGGTGATCACGCCGCCCAGCTCATGAATGCGCGCATAGACCACGTCGCGCACGCCCCAGGTGCCCTTGACACCGCCGTCGCTCGGCGCGGCATAGACGGCGATATCGATGCCGCCCTCCAGGATGCCTGTGCGGTTCTGCCAGCTATGGTTCCGCTTGGCATCGTTCACGCAGGCCGCCATGGTCTGGTTGACGCCGAGGATCTGCGCCTCGCGCATCCGGCCCTTCACCGCCTTGCCGAACCATTTCAGCGATTTCGATTTGCCGGCCATTCACACCTTCTCCGTGAATGGCTTCTCAAGCTGCGGACCAGTGATAATCAGCTCCTTGACCGCTTTGCCTTTTCCAGAGCTAACAGAATAGCGGCAATCGACCTCCTCAATCGCGAGGCCCTGGAACATCTCCACAGTCTCCAGCCTTGCGTTGATGGACATGATGAAGCGTCCCTTGAGGTGACGTAGTCTCTCGCTCATCAGGCGGTATTGTTCACGATTAAATAGACCTTTCCCATAATCATCCTCACCTCCCCAATAGGGCGGATCGAGATAGAAAAGCGCTCCAGGACGATCGTAGCGATTAATGAATTCGAGCCAGTCAAGGTTTTCTAGAACCACGCCCGCCAGTCGCTCGTGGACGTCCTCGAGGATGGGCGCTAGCCGATTGAGGTTGAACCGCGCACCACCCCGATGCTGCACTCCGAATGATTGGCCGTCGACCTTGCCCCCGAAGGCAAGCTTCTGCAGGTAGATGAATCTCGCGGCGCGTTCGAGATCTGTGAGCGTTGAAGGAATTGATGCTCGCAGTCGTTCGAACTCACGCCGGCTGGTAACCTGAAACCGGAGGGTATCCATGAACTGCGGATAGTGACGCTGCAGAATACGGAAGAGGTTTACGACCTCGCCGTTTCGATCATTGATCACCTCACCCGCCGGAGCCTTGCGTCGCCGAAAGAAAATTCCCCCCATGCCGACGAACGGTTCCGCGTAGTGGTGGTGTGGTGTCTGCTCGATGAGCTTGACTATCCGAGCAGCCAGAAGCCGCTTGCCACCGAGCCAAGCGGCAGGAGGTTGTGTCGGCGTCACGTCGCGGAAACTCAAATCTTCCATTTTCAAATACTCACGACTCGGTCACACAGGTCCGGCCCTGCAGGGTACGGGTGCGACGGTTGTCTTGTGCTGCTGTCGGACGGGACTGGACGCCAATCTAAGGCCCGTCGCCGGGGCGAATACTCGCCTCGGCCACTCGTTTTGATTTCACGGAATCAATATGGTGCCTACCATCAGCCGATCCTCTTCAAAGCCGCTTCGAGATGATTGTGCTTACGCTGGTACCGGTCCTTCGACCTTCAGTCGGCCGGGGATGAGAACCACGCCCTNGCGGTCGCTGATCGAGGCGATCTCGTCGTCCTCGGTGATGTCGGCCGACAGTGCAAACATCGCCCGCATATCCTCGATCGCGGCAACCTTGTCGCCGTCGACCACCTCGCGGCTGACATTCGACCAGGCAAAGCAGGGATAGGTGCCGAGCGCCGCGAAGACCGGCGGCAAGGGGTTTCCCCAATTGTCCTTGCCGGTCGCCTGGTTGCGTTCGACGGCCGCCCGCATGGTGAGCCGCCCGGAGATCATGGCCGGCCCCGCCGCGCATAGCGCAATAGCCCCCAGACAAACAGGATGAAGGCGATGATCACCAGCACACGAACGGGCGAGATCCCCGTCACCCAGGAGAGAAACTGGACGACCAGATAGGCGAAGCCGGATATGCCGATCGCCGGCAAGAGGACACCCAGAAACAGGATGCCGACGATCAGCCACTCCTGCTTCGTTCCGATCCGGTCGCGATACCGATAACGATCGCCCATGTCTGTCGCCCCCTTATGCCATGACCAGGCCGTGCCGAGCGGCGAGCCCTTCGATGATCTTCTGCCGCTCGGCGCCCACGTCGCCGGCCAGCGTGAACTGATAGTCGCCGGCGCGCTCCGATTTGAGCCCGCCGCGATAGGAGAGATCGAGCTGCATCAGCTTGATCACCGCCTCCTCGCGCGCCGCCTGGTCGCCGGCATCGCCCTTGGGCGTATAGGTGACCTTGACCATGGGCGCGAAGAACTGCCTTCCGTTCGGCCCGCCGGTCAGACGCTGCAGGGTCCGGCCGCCGTGCATCACACGATAGTCGGCCGCCGTCAGCGTGACCTCGGCCCCGACCAGGCCGGAATTGCCCGGATCGAGTTCAACCACAGTGACGGTAAGCGCAGCGTCGAGCGGCGGGGAGATCCGAAGCGTCGTCCGGTAGCGTGAATCGGGATCGGCCGGATCGCCCAGCTCGACCGTGCGTTCGCCGGCCGGGCCGAGGCGCGCCTCGATCTCGGCCGTGATCGCCGCGATCATCGCGGCAAGCTCGGTGTCGGACAGATCGGTGCCCGTGCGCTCCTTGACCCGGTCGATCAGCGCCATGGCTTAGCTGCCCGTGCTTTCGGTCGGCTTGGTCCCGTCGGGATCGCCCGACTTGTCATCGCCGGCCTTGTCCTCGCCGCCCTTGTCTTCCTTGTCCTCGGCCGGCGCCTTCATCTCCTTCGCCGAGGCCCCCGTCTTGGCCTTTGGTTTGGCCGGGCTCTTGGCCTTCACCTCGCGCCCGGTCTTGACGACGGTGGGCACGGATTGCTGCGTCTCGGCCTTCACCTTGCCCTTCACCTTGCCGTCGACGATGCCGAGCACGTCAGCCGCGCTCTGCGGGATCTCGTCGCCGGGCGTGGCGTAGAGGAAGGCAGCGCGCTTGTCGCCGGCGGCAACGGCCATCGTCTTGTCGGCCGTCAGATAGATGCGTTCCTGTGCATGCATCGTGCGTACTCCCTATTCGACCGTGGCCCACAGCACGTGCAGGAACCCGCCCGTGGTGACCGTGGTGGTGTTGACGACGACGCCCGCCTTGGTCGCGTGGATGGAAAATTCAGCCGTCCGATCGACCCGCGTCGGCGGCGTGCCGTCGGTGATGTGCTCGACCGAGAGCAGCGTGTCGCCGGGCTTGAGGTTCCCGGGCACTCGATGTTCGCCGATCGGCCCGCCCGGAATGAGCGCGCACCCGACGGGCTTCGAAAATCCTGTGATGGTTGGCATAGTCGTCTCCCTGGATGATCAGGCTTGTGAACTCCGGCCCCGCCATACGCATGACCTGCGGCGGGGCCGGATCTTGCCCTTAGGGTGAGGATCAGAGACCCGTGACGTCGCAGAAGGCGGCGGGGCGGGTAACGACCAGGGCGACGCGCATGTCGCCGCGCACGGTGCGCTTGCCTTCGGTGAACTGCGTGCCCACATAACCGACCTGGAGTGTGACGCCCTTGCGTTCGAAGGCGGAAATCCATGCCGGCTGGAAGGAGCCGACCAGGCCGGAGCCGGCGGCGCGCGCCTCGTTCTGCACCACCGGCAGGCCCCACATGCGCTCCGGGCCGCTCTCGCTCGGGGAACCCCAGATATAGACGCCGTCCGTCGTGCGAAGCAGGCGGATGTTCTGCCAGTCTGTCGCGTGCATGACGTGGTGGGTCGGGATCGCCCGGCCGGTCGTGCGGATCTTGGTCATCGCCTTGAAGAAGGCATCGGGAACCGGATCGGTGCCCTTGGCCTGTGTCTGGATGCCGGCGACATTGACGATGCCGCGCAGGTTCGGCGCGGTGCCGTTGCCGACATAGGCCTGGGTGTCGAGCCGCTGGCGGATGCCGAAGGTCAACCGGCCGTTGACATAGCCGGTCATCATCGGCACGTCGTCGAGCTGCTCGTCGGTCACCGGCAGGCTGTCGGTGATCTTGCGCACGTCGGACGACTTTTCGGTAAAGACGAAGGTGCTCTCGGCATAGGCGCCGCCTTCGGCCGCTTCCGCCGCCGCATGGGTGCGGGTCGTCTCTTCCATGTACTTGACGGTGTCGCTGCCGGTCTGACTCATCGGGATGATGTCGATCAGCTGCAGCGGCCGGGTGACAGCCTCGACGAAGCCGGGGAGCCGCAGGCTTTCCGGCGCATAGCCGGCCGAGGTCGNCATCAGCGCCTTGGTCATCAGCGTTTCGACCAGCATGCCCTTGGCCAGCACGTCGGACGGATAGATGTCGTAAGTGAAGTCGATGCCCTGCGGCTTGCCGCGGCCGATCCATTCCTCGTAGGACTTTTCCGACGAGAACAGTTCGCCGAGCGACTTGATCACCGCGCGCCGCTCGTCGCCCTTTGCACCAGGCATCGGCAGGCGCGAGCGAACCCGCTCGCGGTCGGCATGGTCCTTGGCCGCCTTCTCGGCAGCCTCGAGCGTTTCCGCCTCGACCGCCAGGGCGTCGAGTTCGGCATTCATTTCCTTGACGCGCTGGGCAATTGCAACAGAGCCCTTCACGCCCGTGCCGAGGCACGTGACCTTGTTGAAATCATACTGGCCGTCGTCGGTCTTGGCCTCGGTGAAGACCTTGCCGAGTTCGTCCTGCTTTGCCGCGAGCTTCTCGCGGACGTCTTTGATGGTGGGCATGATGCCGCCTCCGGTTCGATTTGCCATCGGCCCCACGTCCGCGCGCGGCCTTCGAGAAGAAAAGCCCACGTCGGCGCGGGCATTGCACGATGGAGACTAAGGCAGCGGCCAAAAAGCAAACACCCGCGCGGGTGCGCGGGCGATCGATGGGAAGGCGGGAAATGGCTGGGACTGTGAAACCCGGTCGACTGTTCGACCTTCGTCCGGTTTTTAAAGCCGGTTTAAACGCCGTGGGGCGCTTTTCCGGGCATGGGCGGCGTCACCGCCCGTTGAAGCCCGTCGAGAGCGCCCGTGTGGCGCTCTCTGTGCCGACCCCTGGCGATCGGGTCAAGGCGGCGCTTCAGACCCCCTCGACCCTCGCGCCTGGCGGTCATTCGTAAGCCGCGCGATCATCGATCGCCTCCAGCTCGCGCCTAGCCTTCTCCTCGGCCGCAGCGTCTGCGTCATCGGCGCCGGTCGGATCGCCGCCGGAAAGCAGCGCATCCAGCTTGGCCTTGAGGCCGGCGAGCTGCTCGAGCCGTGCCTTGCTCATATCGCGGCCCTCGGCCTCCCGCAAGGCCTTGACCGATCCGGCCCTGGCAATGACGTCCTCGATCTCCTCCAGGATCGCGTCGAGCTGGTCGGAGAAGGAGCCGCGTCCCTTCATCGACAGGGTCGCCGTGCCAACGCCGGCGCCGCGCAGCACCGGCGAAACCTCGTGCACGTCGAGCCGCTTCAGCACCCGCACCCGATCGCCGGACCGTTCCTCGATCTGGCTGTCGAGGACGCCGAAGCCGTAGGACCATTCCTGCACGGCTCGGCCGTTCGCAAGATCGAACTTCAGCGTCGAATGCCAGTCCTTCCCGGCGGGCGTATCGAGGTTGAGATGCAGCTCGGCAAATGCCGCGTCGCCATTTTCGTAGATCCTCGCCTTGCCAAGCGGCATGGCCGAACGCTGGTGAGCCGGCAGGATCGACGCCCACTGTTCGGCCCCTTCCTTCCAGGAGAAGGCGCCCGGCAGATAGGTGTCGCCGTCATGGTCGATCGCCGAGAGCACGGCGATGCGTGCCAGCCCCTGGCCGTTGCTTTCCATCTTCTCGATGGTCAGGCTCTTGGTCTCGTGTTTCATCGGGGTCTTCTCCTAGTCGTCGTCGCCGAAGTAAGGGGCAAACGAAAGTGTTCCATTGGGATGCTCGTCGGACGCCATCTGGCTCGCCTCGTCGGCCGTCACGATCGAACCGTCGCGGGCAATATGGTCTGGGTCCGACCTGTCGGGACCGAGCCGCCCGTCGAAGACGATGAAGCGCTCGACGGCCGCCGCGCGCGCCCGCTCGATCGTCGAGACGTTCTGGGCATACTTCGTCTCCGTCCGGGCAATGGTGCGCGCGCGGATCTCGCTCGATCCCCAGGGCCCGCTTTCGATATGCGCGCCGATCCGCTCCGCCAGCTGTGCCGCGCCTTCGCCGGCCGCGCGTCCCTCAGCCAGCGCGTCGAACAGTCCTTCGCGTGCCTGTGTCGTCAGATCGACCAGGCCGGACCGCCGCCCACCGGCTGCGGCGATGGCCCGCGCCACCGGGTCCGGCAGGCTGCCCGAGATCCCGAGCAGCTGGGCGGCATCGCTCACGGCCTTCGCCGTCTCAACAAAGTGCGCCTCGTAGAGCCGCTGGAAAGTCGTGCGATGGGCGGCGATGCCGAGCTTGTCGAGGATCTGCGCGATGATCAGATCGTCGGATTTTGTTTCGCCGGCACCTGTCGCCTTCGGGCCGATATCCTCCGCCTCGAGCAGCGGCCCTGCTGCGGCCCGCGCGTCCTTTCCGAACGTCTTGAAGAAGCGTTTGAGGGTCTGTTCAAAGGCTTTCGAAAGCGGCGCCTCCTGGGCTTGCAGCGCGCGCAGATAGGCGGCGCCAGAACGGCGGGCAGCGATCGGGGCGCGGGCCTTCACGCCTTTCGCCGGTGCCGGCTGCGGCTGCGGCGCCGGGTCGGGCAGACGCGGTGAAGCGCCTGCCGGCACCTCAAGCGACATGGCCGGCCTCAGATAGATGCGATGGCTGTCGTCGACTTCCAGTCCCATGTCCTCGCGGCCCTCGTAGACCTGCGCCCATCCACCGCCCACCATCGTGTTCCAGCGGCTGGCCTTCTTGTCGATATCGTCCTGCAGCGCCAGCACGTCGGACACATCCCATCCGCTCTTGATCCCCGCCGTGTTCCCGAAATCCGGTAGCAGCGAGCGGTCGAGTTCGTCAGCCATCACGCGCAGGATCGGCAGAACGCCGTTGCGCCAAGCGAGCTTCACCATTTCTTCCATCGTCGCGCCGACCTTGGTCGACTGCAGGCCGGAGCCGAACCCGACGACGGCGGCCGGGATGCCGAGGCAGGCGCAGATCCGCTCCTCGGCAATGTCGCGCGCCTCGCCCATGTTCATCTGTTGCGGGTTGAAACCGTAAGGCGAAACATCGGTCGGTGCGCCCATGACCAGCGGCCCGCCGCGCCGGTCGCCGCTGAACGCCTGGGAAAACCAGGCCTTGGTCGCCTCGACGTCCTCAGCTGAAACCACGCCGCCGTTCTTCGGGCTGATCACCACACCCGGCACGCCCATGTTGCGCAGCAGCGAGGCAACGAA